ATTACAACAATGGCTTGAACTTATGGCACGAGCAGGGTCACGTTATAGAGAACAAATTCACGCAATATTCGGGGAAAGAATTCCAGATTATACAGTACAAGTACCACAATATTTAGGAGGTGGCAAAACACCAATCATGATCTCAGAAGTATTAACTACCTATACAAAAGAGGGTGTAGATTCAACCGATAGACCTTTAGGCGATATGGGTGGACACGCATTAGGATTAGGAGATAACTTAGGATTTAGACAATCATTTAACGAACATGGTATAGTATTAGGTCTAGCACGAATAGTTCCACGCACATCATATGTACAAGGCCTATCAAAATTCTGGCAAAAATTCGATAAATTCGATCATTACTTCCCACAATTCGCAAACTTAGGCGAACAACCTATTTATAATAAAGAATTATATATACAAGGTACAACAGAAACAACTGGTACAGATGAGGAAATATTTGGTTATCAACAACGATATGCAGAATATAAATACTCACAAAACAGAGTATCAGGTGAGTTTAGAGATACTCTTGCACATTGGGAACTATCAAGAAGATTTACATCAGCACCATTATTAAATCAATCATTTGTAGAATGTGATCCAGATCATAGAATATTTGCAATAGGAGACGAAAACGAACATAAGCTTTGGATCTCATTATTTCATAAAGTAGATGCATTAAGGCCAATCCCTTATTTTTCAATACCACAATTAACATAATAACATAAATATGAAAATAGTAAAAGACACAAATAATAATATTATTTCAGGAACAGAAGTAGCATATCAAAAAGATACGCCAACAGAACAAGAACAAAAAACATTTCAGGAAAAATGGAAAGCACATAAAGAAGAGTATATCACAAAACACTCAGTCGAAGAGATGGTATACGAAAACGGATCAGCATTAGCATTATTATATAAAGAAATTACACGATTAAATGATTTATTAACTAACACATTAAAACAAAATGGCAACAAAGAAGAAAACGGATCCAATTAAAAGATATTCAAAATCTCGTTGGGCAAATCAACCAATTAAAGCACATGAAAGCACAGGCGAAATATTAACAAAGCCTAATCAATCAATGTCAATTCGAGAAATATTATTCAGAAATACTCAAGGCATGACATATGACAATTTCAAAACACCTTATTATGAAGATCAGGCAACATTTAGCTCACAATCTTTAAATAAGATTCAAGAAATGGAACCAACGGAAAAACTTCAATATTTAAATGAAGTAAACACACAAGTAACAGAACTTCAAGAAAAGATAAAAAATCACGAAGCACAAAAATTAGCAGAAGCACAAAAAATTATAGATTCTGCAAACAATTCTGAAACAACAGAAGAATAAAAACAAAAAGCTCCGCATAGCGGGGCTTTTTTTATATGGACATACTACGACTTGATATAGTATGTCCTAGTGACTAAAGTCACAGGAAAAATTAAGCGAAGCGCCCCAAAACTTACCAAAACTAATCACTTGTTTGGTAAAAAAAATCAAAAAAAATAAAAATGGAGTAGGGGAGTATTAAAAAAATTATTAAATTAGCATTATAATTGCGAAATAGGTATGATCTCTACTTCTTAACATACCATAAATTATCATTCAAATCAGAGGTAGAGCAAAAAGCAATAGATAAAACACATTATTAAATTCATAATATGCTTATAAAATCTATCACTCTACAACGTAAAACAATAGGAAATTCAACAAACTTATTTGGAATTCTAACAATAGAATCACAAGCACATGGTAAATTCTATTTCAGCACAATAGAAAACAATGAACAAAAAATTAAAGCAGATACTTATCCCCTTGGGTACACTTGGAGTCCTCGCTTCAAGCAAGAAACTTTACACATTATGGGAGTCAATTCCCGAACTGGAATACGTATTCATCCTGCTAATCGTGGGAGCGATTTACAAGGGTGTATCGGAGTAGGATTATGCAATCATTCAGACGAGATACCTAATATGATCCATTCATCAAGATTATCAACACAAATATTAGAAGGATTATTATGGAAAGATCAAAAACACCAAATAACAATAAAAGATATCAAAAATGAGACAAAAATTACTCGAGAAATTAGTAACAGTATTATTGCCTAAGTTAATTGAACTAGGCATAAAAATGTTAGAAGAAGTATTACGATACGATATAGATAACGACGGTATAATAGGCAGAAAAAAATAAAAATATGGCATTTCCATTAGGAGCAGTAATCGGAGCAGGAGCATCATTAGCAGGTGGTTATTTTGGCAATAGATCTAGAAAAAGAGAAGCAGAAAAACAAAGACAATTTTCAGAGTCAATGTGGAATAAACAAAATGCATACAATACCCCAAAAATGCAAATGGAAAGGCTTAAGGCGGCAGGTCTAAACCCTGCACTTATGTACGGACAAGGCAATGTCGGAAATGCAGAAAAAGCCATGCCATATCAACAACCACAAATTGAAAATATAGGAGCAACCGCAGCACAATCAGCAGCAGCAGGTGCACAATTATCATTAGTTAATGCACAAAGACAAAATATAGAAGCAGATACACAACTTAAATTAGGAAACGTTGAACTAACTTCAGCACAAGCATCATCAACATTAGCACAAAAATTAAATATAGACGCACAAAAAGCTAATACAATACAACAAACATTAAATTTAAAAACAGCAGGTCAAATTATGAAATTTGAATCAGCAATTAAACAAATAGAATCAGACAGAGCATCTAATAAAGGTATTATTAAAGGTGATACAATAGGCAATATGTTATCAATACTCAATTTAGACCCAATAAATAACCCACAAGATAGAACATTATTACAAACAGCTATTACAGCATATTTTGGAGCCAAAATAGCAAAAGACATATTATCGGGAATAGGAATGGCAAAAGGTAAAACATTTCAAACGACAATAGGAAAACAAGTTAAAAATTACGGTAAAGATTAAATTAATAAAAATGAATAGATATAAAACAAAAAGAAAATACAAAAGCAAACGTAACTCTAGATACATTCTAGCCAAACGAGGCGGTATAAGAATGACATAATGCGACAGGTATATCACGATGATTATGGATTAACTCCAGATATTATTGCAACATCATGTGTAAGTAGCATAAAACTTAAAGATATAGACTTTAGGGTCCCATGCGGTAAATGTTTACCATGTCAAAAAAAAAGACGATCAGAATGGAGTTTAAGATTAGAACATGAATTTTTATATTCAGATTCAGCATTCTTCATAACATTAACATATGACGATTATAATATCCCAAAAACAAAAGAAAACTATAAAACACTAAAAAAAACAGATTTACAATCATATATAAAAAGATTAAGAAACGACCACGTAAAATATGTCACTAAAGAATTAAACATATCAAAAAAACAGGTTAAAAACGTATCTAAACCAATAAGATACTATGCAGTAGGCGAATATGGAACAAAAACACGTAGACCACATTATCATTTAATATTATTCAATTACGATATAACAAATTTGGCACCATTAACAAATCAATGGAAAAACACAAAAACAGGTTACAAATTAGGCTTCGCAGATATAGGTACAGTTACTTCAGCATCAATCAATTATGTAACCAAATATATGTTCAAACAATTCAATAGGAAAACAGACAAAAGACAACCACCATTTTCATTAATGTCAAAAAAGCCAATTATAGGTCACGCATATTTAGAGCATCATGGTACACATCACATTCAAAACGAATCAATAGAAATTAGAGATAATAACGGTAATCAGCGAAGATTACCAAAAGCATATTTAAAAAGATTATTTACAGACAAGCAAGACAGACAAAACATATCATTAAAATCATATAATAAATTTATGACAAAAAAAATGCAAGATTATCAAAATACATTAAAACATTACAAAGGCAGTACATTAAAATATTCAAATTCAATCAAATCAGATTTAGAACGTATAACAACAAATATTAACAACACAGAAACATTATGAATTCAATTAAAACAAAAAAGCCAAATAAAAACAAATTTGACTTATCACACGAGGTAAAAATGACAGGCAACATGGGCGATTTAATGCCATGTTATATGCAAGACGTAATACCAGGTGATTCATTAAAAGTAAATACACAACAATTAATTAGATTTAGCCCATTATTAGCACCAGTGATGCATAATATTGATTTTAAAGTCGATTACTTTTTTGTACCCTACCGTTTAGTATGGGACGAATGGAAAGATTTCATCACAGGTGGAGAGGACGGAAACGATTTACCTTCATTCCCACGAGTAAAAGCATCACCAACAATAGTATATAACAAATTTTCAAAAGGAAAACTAGCAGATTACTTAGGTATACCAACACATGGTTGGAATAATAACGAAGCTAACGCATGGTCAAGCGTACATTCAGGAGGCTATCAACAAGAAATTTCAGTATTACCATTTAGAGCTTATCAACTTATATATCACGAATACTTTAGAGACCAAAATGTAGGTACAGAGTACAATCAATATAAAGATTCAGGCCTTATAGATAGTGGACAATGGAATGACACACTTGATTTAAGAAAAACAAATTGGGAAAAAGATTATTTTACATCAGCATTACCCTTTTTACAAAGAGGTGGAGAAGTCAATTTAGGCGGTACAGTAACAGTTACAGGTTTAGCAGATGGCGATACTACATCAGGCGATTTAATTACAGTTGGTGGTTCATTAGCAGTATCAGGAGGCCCTTATGGCACTACAGGCGGTGACGAATTAGAAGGTACAATGGATTTAACAATTAACGAATTAAGAAAAGCATCAGCATTACAACAATGGCTTGAACTTATGGCACGAGCAGGGTCACGTTATAGAGAACAAATTCACGCAATATTCGGGGAAAGAATTCCAGATTATACAGTACAAGTACCACAATATTTAGGAGGTGG